CCGGGCTCAACCTGACCTTGTACAATACCGGAGCCAGCGGCGTGCCCGCGCAGGGCACGGTCATAGCAACCGGCGCAACGGTGAGGGGCTGGTAATGGCCAAGTCAGCAACCAAGCTCAAGGCCGTCAATGATGAGCCCAAGCAGCGCATTCAGGGGGATGTCAAGGAAAAGCACCCTGACCTAGCCATTGTCTGGGAAGACTGGCAGGAGTGCCGTGACACCGTTGCCGGGGCGACTACTGTGAAGGGTAAGGGCACCACTTACCTGCCCATGCCCAGCGGCTTCAAGGGCAGCGTTGCCCCGGAGGAAATGTACAGCGCCTACAAGATGCGGGCGCAGTTCCCTGATATGGCGGCACCCACCATTCAGGGCATGCTGGGTATCATCCATCAATCAGAGGCGCAGATTGAGGGCCTTGATGAAGGCACCCCATTGGCGGACATGTGGGAAAGCGCCACGCCTGACGGCCTGACCTTGGAAGCCTTGCATAAGAAAATCACTGAGGAAATTCTGACGGTGGGCCGGGTGGTCTTGCTGGTGGACCTGCCGCCTGAGGGCGGTGAACTGCCGTGGATAGCCTTCTACAAGGCTGAGAGCCTGATCAACTGGTCTGAGAGCCGCAATTTCTTTGTGCTGGAAGAAGACTACCGTGTTCGCACAGGTTATTCATGGAATGGCAAGAAACGCTACCGTGTGCTGGAAGTAGTGGACGAGACTTATCAGGTGCAGGTGCTTGATGAGGATGGTGACCCGCTCACCGAAGATGATGACACCACTGACCAAGACGTGGCTGAGGGCGTGGCCACCGCCGTGGTGGTGCCGCAGGCGCGCGGCGGTGAGCCGCTAGGTGAGATACCTCTAGTAGTGGCAGGCAGCCGTGACCTGAGCCTGCCGCCCGACCAGATACCGCTGATAGGCGTGATCCGTTCTGCCAGCGCCATCTACAGGCTGGATGCCGACTACCGGCACCAGCTGTTCATGTCAGGGCAGGAAACCCTGTTCTACATTGGCTTGGCCCCTGAGGATGTGCCTGACTATGTGGGCGCTGGCGTGGGCATAGCCATCCCTGAGGGTGGGGATGCCAAGTACGTTGGTCCCAGCGGCGCGGGCATAGCCGCCCACAAGACAGCTATTGAGGATGAGCGCAGCAACGCCGCTGAGGCGGGCAGCCGCATGTTCGCGGTGGGTGACAAGAAGGCGGCTGAGAGCGGTGAGGCGCTGCGCATACGGGCGCGCGCGGGCAGCGCCACCCTGATCAGCGTGGCGCAGGTGTCAGCGGCGGCGCTTGAAAAGGCGCTGCGTTACTGCGCCCTGCTGGTGGGCGAAGACTCCAATGAAATCATTGTCAAGCCGGACCTGAGCTTCCTTGACAATGACATGACGGCCGAAGAGGCCAACAAACTGACTGAATTATGGATGAACAAGGTCATCAGCTATGAAACGCTCTACAACAACCTTCAGCGTGGCCGCATTGCATCGGAGGAGCGAACCGCTGAGGAGGAACAAGAGCTGGTGGCTGAGGAAGAAGCTGCGTCAATGCCCGAACAGGATGATGCTGCCGGGGGAACAGAAGTGCCGCTCGCTCTTGACCTCAGTGAGGGCACCGGCACTGATGAATATGGTCCGGTAAGTCAGGCTGAGCTTGATGAATTGTTCGCGCCTGAAGAAATCACTCCCCCGGAAGACCTGCCGCCGCCTGAGGATGAGGTACAGCCATGAGCATGCCGGGGGAATACCCGCTCAGCATCTACCACGGTGACAGCTATCATTGGCAGTTCAAGTTCTGGACTGATGAAGCCAAGACCGTGCCTATGGACCTGACCGGCGTGGTGGCTGAGGCTGAGATCCGTAACAAGCCCGGTGGCGACCAGATATTCACCATAGACTGTGAAATCGTGTTGCCTAATTTCGTTGAGGCCACGCTGAGCCCGCTGGTCAGCAACAGCCTGCCCATAGGGGCTATGGTGTGGGATCTTCAGCTGACTTTTCCTACTGGTGCGATCAACACGTTGCTGGCGGGCCCGGTCACCGTGGTGCAGGATGTTACTGACAGTATCGTGCCCGCTGCGGCGCGTGCTGCCGCCGTGCAGACCACCGCGCCCATGACCGTTGAACTGCGCAACAGGATACGCCGCACGCCATGAACAAGATCATCACAGATGTGGTGCTCATTGAAAGCGAGGCCACTGCCGTTGACCTGACGGTGGAGCCCACGCCTATCGTGGTTGAGGCTGTTGCTGAACAGACGATAGTGGTTGAGATTGGTGACGTGGGCGGGCCGCGCGGGCCTGAGGGCCAGTTGGGACCACAAGGCCCCATAGGGCCGCAGGGCCTGCCGGGCAGCGGCTTTGTGCTGCTGGGCCATGTGCCCACCTATGTGGACCTGCCGCTGCTGAGCCTTGACCCCATGGATGCATGGGTAACCGACGACACCAACCACCTCTGGGTCTGGAACGGTAGCCAGTGGGTTGACTGCGGTGATCTGAGCGGGCCACAGGGCTATACCGGCCCGGTGGGTCCACAGGGTGCGCAGGGCGTTGAAGGGCCACTGGGCCCGCCCGGTGAGACCGGGCAGATAGGCGCGCTTGGCCCACAGGGACCGCAGGGCATTGAGGGTCCGCAAGGGCCAGTGGGTCCACAGGGCATTCAGGGCTTTGTGGGTCAGACCGGGCCACAGGGCGCAACCGGTGCGCAGGGACCAAAGGGCGATACCGGCAATACCGGCTCTACTGGCGCGCAGGGGCCTGCGGGCATAGGGATGAATTTGAAAGGCACGGTGGCCAATTTTGCCGCTCTGCCCACCACCCACGCGGTCAATGATGCGTGGATCACGGCTGACACCGGCCATTGCTGGGTCTGGACCGGTACAGCGTGGACTGATGTTGGCCCCATACAGGGGCCCAAGGGTGATACCGGCGCTGCCGGTGCGCCGGGTGCGACCGGTGCCACGGGCGCGCAGGGTATACAGGGCGTTAAGGGCGATACTGGTGCTACCGGTGCCACGGGCGCGCAGGGTGCCACCGGCACGCAGGGCCCCATAGGCGTGACCGGCGCTACCGGCGCTAAGGGTGACAAGGGCGATATTGGCAATACCGGCGTGGCCGGGCCAACCGGTTCACAGGGTCCAGTAGGGCCAACTGGCCCCACAGGCCCCACAGGACCGCAGGGTCTGCAAGGCTCACAGGGTCTGCAAGGCATTCAGGGTATTCAGGGCCCGCCCGGTCCGGTGGGTGAAGCGCCTGCGGATAGCAAGGCTTACGCCCGTCGCAACTCAACGTGGTACGACCTTACCACTGACTTCGCGGCCAAGGCCCCGCTGGCCAACCCGGTTCTGACGGGCACGCCGCAGGCACCTACACCGGCAGCGGGCACCAACACCACGCAGCTGGCCACCACGGCATTTGTGCAGGCCGCCAATAGTGTAGGTCCGGTTGTGCCACTGGGCGCTGCCCCGGCTGACGGCACCACCAACCTGAACGCGCTCACCACGCCCGGCTGGGCTCCCAACCTGATAGGACCGAACAACCTCAATATCCCGGCACCGGGTACCTACTGGTACGTGCAGACCATGATGTACGTGGCCAACTACTACACCCAGTATGCCTACCCGTATTACGCGAATATAGACTTCGGCACCATGCGGCGCAGCTGCAACAACGGTGTCTGGAGTCCATGGCAGGGTGAGGTATCGCCCGGTGTTGTGGAAATGCTGGCCAGATCAACGGCACCTCAAGGCTGGCTAAAGGCCAACGGCGCGCTGGTCAGCAGAACCACCTATGCAGCGTTGTTTGCGGCTATAGGCACGCTCTATGGCGTGGGTGACGGCAGCACCACCTTTGCCCTGCCTGACCTGCGCGGTGAGTTCATACGCGGCTTTGATGATGCCAAGGGTACGGATGCGGGCCGCGTGATGGGCTCGGCGCAGGCACAGGGCACGCTCAGCCACACCCACACCTTCACCGGCAGCGCCATGACCACGCATGACCACGGCCTGACAGTAGGCGTCAACAGCGTTGCCCATGCGCACAGCTTTGCGGATAGCTCGTCAGCAACAGGTACCGGCAGCGCCAACCACGTGCACAACATGCCTTCCCGCGTGCCAAATATCGCCACCGGCACCGGCTTTGGCCTTGGCGCTGGCGTCACCTACACCGACAACAAGGACACTGACAGTTCAGGTGCCGCCCATACCCACACGGTGGCGGTGTCAGGCACCACCGGCAACAACAACGCCAACCACACCCACACCATAGACATCACGGCGGTCACGGCGGGCACACCGGCAGGCACCATTGCGGCGCAGGTGGGTGGCCTGACTGAGACACGCCCGCGCAACATAGCACTGCTCGCCTGCATCAAGTATTGAGGAAGTAACCATGATTGTCTACCACTATCACCCGGATACCGGGGTCTACCTCAACACATCGGAAGAGGCTGAGCCTGACCCGCTTGCGCCCGGCAAATGGCTGATCCCGGCGCATAGCACGCCCAAGTCGCCACCCAGCCCACCCAACCCCAAGACGCAGCACGCGGTGTTTGACGGCACGTCATGGTCTGTGCAGGCCATACCATTGCCACCGCCGCCATCGCACGCTGAGAATGTCGCCAACATGCCCAAGAACAAGTTGGTTGCGGGACCGCTCATCTATGACGTTCTGACGCAACAGCCAGTAGATAGAGGATAAACCACATGCCAAGCATGGAAATTGTACAGGCCGCCGCCAACCCGGATTTCTATACTCGTGTCAGCTTCATTGCGCTGAAGACGGCGCAGAATGTGGCGTCTGAGGGTGAAAGCGCCCCCAATCACGCCGCGCGGGTGCAGTACGCCAATCGGGTGTTCCGGGGTGACGACAACGCCGCCCTGCTGGCGCAGCACGTGGCCACCAATGCCACCATAGGGTCGGCCCTTGAACAGGGCCTGCCGGTGCCTGATGGTGACATCGAGTATGCGCTGTCAACCATCTGGGATGCCCGCGCCAACAGCTTCTACGTGCCACCGCCCGCAACCTGAACGGCACTGTCATGGCCAAGCGCAGCAAAAAGCTGAGGATGAGCGGCGGCGCAATGCACGCCCGCGCCCAGTTTCAGGAAACCAAGCATAAGCGCGACATGTCAGGCAAGTTTGCCGACATGCCCGGCAGCACTGTGCCCGGTGCCGCAAGCAGCCAAGCCGCGCCCATTGTGCCCGCAGGCAAGGCTGACTGGTTTGCCGCCGCCAAGACCAGCCAGATTAAAGGGGACGACCGCATCAAGCTGCACGTGGAAAGTAATCCTAAAAAGCCCGGCAGCGCCTCAGCTGAGCGCTTTGCGCATTATAAGGATGGCATGACGGTTGCTGACTTCAAGAAGGCCGGTGGCTGGCCCGAAGACTTGGCCCATGACCGCAAGAAGGGGTTCGTGACGTTCCATGACAGTGAAACCTACGGCAAGCTCAGCACAGCCGGTGCCTCCCCGGTCGCCCAGATCAACCACGCCACCGCCAGCGGCAGGCTGGCCAGCATCAAGGCTGAGGCCGAGCTGAAGGCCGCCACCGTCACCACTGAGGTGAAACCCGTTGAACCTACCCTGCCGGTCAAGTCTACCGGGGAGCCACCTGAGCCGCCCGCACCGCCCAAGCCAGCGGCAGCTGCCGCCAAGCCCGGCGCAGCGGCCCCAGCCAAGCCCGCCAGCGCGCAGAAGCCGTCAGATGGCACTCAGACACCCGCCACGCCTGAAAACGCGCCCACGGGCACGCCTGCGGCCCCTGTGGTGGCCACCAAGGCTGAACCTGCGGGCGTGCAGACCTTCAAGAAGGGTGCAGCACCTGCTGAAACCACGCTGAATGGCGTGGAACTGAAGCCGTGGACACCACCCAAAGACATCAAGGGTTGGCAGAAGGTTGAAGGCCAGATGCCCGATCTAGCTGAGCCACCCATGCCGAGCAGCGGCAAGATAGGCTCTGGCGTGATTGTGGAAGAGCCTGACGGGCGTATCTGGCTGGCCAAGCCCACGGGTGCATATGGGGGATACCAGCACACGTTCCCCAAAGGCACCATTGAGAAGGGTGAGGGCCTGTCACCGCAGGCCAATGCCATCAAGGAGGCGTATGAGGAAACTGGCCTGAAGGTGCGCATTACCGGGCTGGCCGGTGACTTCAAGGGTGACACCGGCATTGCCCGTTATTACCACGCAGTGCGTGAGGGCGGCACACCATTGGATCACGGGCCTGAGAGCGAGGCCGTCTTGCTGGTGCCCAAGGCGCAGTTGGATGCCCACCTCAACAAGGCGCGTGACAAGGCCATCATGGCCCAGCACATCACTGGAGCAGCCAAGCCCAGCCCCGCCGCGCCGCCGCTGATGCCCAAGGGCGCGGCAGCTGACGCGCCAGCCAAGCTGCCGGTCAAGATGCCCGACAACCACCGCTACAAGGCGGAGGAGCTTGTGCCGCTGCCCGCCAGCAAGGTGGCTGATGAGGGTGAGGCCGGTATGGCATGGGAGTATGAGAAGGAATACCTTCAGTACGGTGGCAAGAACTGGGCACCGGGCATCAAGAACCAAGCGGACTTCAACGAGCGCTATAAGGCAGCGCCGCTGACCTATCTTTCTGATGATCAATATGATGGGCTCCAGTACACCACCGTCAATACCAAGAAGCTGCCAACGTTCGCTGACGTTGCGCCCGGCCTGAAGGCGCGTAAGCGCGACCCTGAGGCCATTCGCAGCCGCATGCTGAATGAGGGCGTCACCACGCCGCCTATCGTGCTGAAGCGCAAGGGCAGTGACACCCTGCGGCTGATGGCCGGGCAAAGCCGCATCTGGGTGGGTCTTGCCACGGGCTACCGCGTGCCCGTCAAGATACTGGAGGTGTGATGCCCGGCCTCAAGCTCAAGCCCAAGATCAGCAAGAGTGCGCACTTCGCCAAGATCAAGTGGGACATCAACAAGCATAAGCGCGACAAGACCACCGGGCGATTCACGTTCAAGCCCGGCACGGAGGAGTTCAAGGCTGAGCCGTTTGGGCCCGGCAAGACCAGCAATGTGAAAAGTGCCGACATCATCAAGCTGCACGTCACCAGCAACCCCAAGAAGGCGGGCAGCGCCTCACACGCTGACTTTGAACAGTACAAGGATGACATGACGGTCGGTGAGTTCAAGGCGCTGGTGGGCCCCAAGCAGGCCCAGCTGCACCTGAGCCATGACACCAAGAAGGGCTTCATCACCATACACGACCCGGCCACGCTGCCGCCCAAACCGCTGGCTGAGCCTGAGCCGCCACCGCCGCCCAAGCTGACGCTGGCTGAGTATGCCATCACCAGCAAGACCAGCGGTGTGCAACCGCACGACAAGATCAAACTGTTGGCTGGGAGTAATCCCAAGAAGCCCGGTAGCAAGGCGGCTGCGGCGTTCAGCAATTATAAGGATGAAATGACCGTAGGTGAGTTTCAGGCCGCGCTGGGCGGCAAGAAATTCGCGCAGGAACACCTCACCCATGACCTCAAGAAAGGCTTCATATCAATCCACAACGCCACTGATCTGGCTGACATGCAGGCCGGTAAGCTGAGCCCCGGCACGCTGGCGGCACAGATGCAGAAGGGTGACAAGGGCCTTGGCGTCATCAGCAAGAACCCGTTCACCGCAGGCACTAAGAATTATCAGGACTTTGAGGATGCTGCCTTTGACCAAGGCTTGACCACGCAGGCCAAGGTGGCGGCCAGCGTTGACCCGGCCACGGGCGCGCCCAAGCCCAAGCTGGCTGATCTGGCAGACGATGATACCATCATCAGCCAGTATGGCACCAACTACAGCGCCAAGCTGCTGAAGGCAGACCCTGACCCGGTATTCAAAAAACAGGTTGAGGATAACCTTGCCAACGGCAAGTGGACTGTTAAGCCCAAGCCGCCCGCGCTCAAGGACACTGACAAGATTTCGGTGCACAGCACGTCCACCGGCCTGACCAGCAGCACCAAGTACAGCGTGGCCGAGTATAAGACCATCACCGGCATGACGGATAGTCAGGTGCAGGCCAACCTTGCCAGCGGTAAGCTGAAGCTGCATGCGCTTGAGCCGGTCACCACCATGAAGGCCGGGCCGTCAGTGACCACGCCGCCGCCCAAGCCTGCCACCAAGCCCGTGCCCGCGCAGGCCGCTGCTGATGATGATGAAGTCACCACCGGACTGGGCAACAAGTTCACGGTGAAGGAGTACAAGAAGCAATGGTCAGATAACGGCTACTCTGAGGCGGAGGCCGTTGAAAAGCTCAACGCCAACATAGCCAGCGGTGCCATCCACGTCACCAAGAAGACAACATATGCCGATGATGACGTGGTTGAGAGCTTCATGGGCAACAAATACACCATCGCTCAATACAAGCTGAAGTTCGGCGTCGCTGATGGCAGCATTACCAATGCGCTGAAAAACGGCGACATCAAGCTGGTGCCCAAGATCACGCCTACCGGGGGTTCCCCGGTTGCGCCTGTTGCTGAGCCCGCCATCACCAAGCTGTCGCAGGTGCCCAAGCAGGACTGGGACAAGTATGACGTTGCCACCATCAGCGCTGACAATCCTTATCCGCAGGGCTCAGACAAGTGGGTGAAGTTCAAGAAGATCCACAACACGTCCAGTGGTGCTAAAAGCATGACTGTGACCAAATACATGAGCAGCACCACGCTGGTTGACAAGCAGGAGGTGCTGCTTGAGCAGATGGTGGCTGACGGCCATGTCAAGTTCGTCACGCCTGTGCAGAAAAAGGCGGTAGCTGATCAGAAGGCCAAGTTCGCGGCGCAGAAAGAGGCCGCTGCCAAGCAGGCGCAGGTTGATAAGTACAAGCTGCATCACGAACAGTTGCAGCCCGCTGATTGGAAGAACGCACCCAAATGGTCCAAGGTGCCGGGGGTTCAAGACTTGGGTGTGTCTGGCAAGACCATTATTATGGATCAAACCCGTCAGGCGCTGGGTCTGAAGTTCAACAGCGCTCAGAACCCATCGGTGAAATATTACACTGGCACCGGCAACAGCACCATTAATGGCCAGCTGCGGGGCACGGCGGGCTATGGGCCGGTATCGGCAAGCAGCAAGGCCCACATGGCCAAGCTGGACAAGCTTATGGAACCCACGCAGGGTGATGCCATCATGTGGCGCGGCATAGGCACCACGGGTGATTTGGATAACCTCAACAACATGCCGCCCCCATCGGAGTTTATTGATCTGGGCTACAGCAGCATGTCACACAACCCCAACGTGGCGCAGGGGTTTGGCGGGCGCTCAAGCATCACCAACCGGAAAACCATGTTCAGGATACGTGTGCCCGCAGGCACCAAGGCGGCATATGTCAGCCGGAGGTATTCACAGGAAGAGTCCATGAAAGATGAGGCTGAGGTGATCACGATGCGCGGCACTCGGTTCAAATACATCAGCACCACCAAGAACCTTGACGTGCACGGCACCAAGATTGATGTCATTGAGGTGGAGATTGTGGATGAGCATGGCGGTAACATCTAAAGGATGCTACACTGCCGCTTAGAAAGGAAATCACAATGGCAAAGAAACAGAAACCACTTATGCCCGACTGGCCCAACCCTGAGCCGCGCCCCGGTATGGAGCGTTTCAGTGACTGGTCACTCAGCAGCATCGTGCCTCTTGAACCGGGTGAGGTGCTGGTCAATGATGATCCGGATGACCCTAATAGGATTGCTACCTATAGGGATAAGAAACCCAAGAAATAACCACTAGTCAAGCGCCGAATGTGGCGTTATGCTTCCGCTCATTGATTTTCGTCGTTAATTCTGAGGGAGAGTTGAATGATTGGTGACCCGGAAGTTGAGGGTGACAATTCACTGCCCCGTGCCCCGGCATCCAAGCCTGAGCCGCAGCCTGACATTGATCTTGAGGAAGATCAGGACAACAGTCTGCCGCGCGCGCCTACCGAGCGTAAGGACCCGGTGCAGCCGGTTGACCCGGATGAAGATGAGGCCGATGAGGCCGACGCTGAAGATGAGGTTGACCCTGACGAAGACGCTGAGGAGACTGCCGCGTGACACTGCGCGCCGTCATAGACAAGCTTGAGGAAGTACCTGAAGCCCTCAAGGCTGAGTACATTGAGAAGGACGGCAAGTTCTATCTCGATCTTGACAACTCACTGAACCTGCATACAGCCATTGCGCCGCTGGCAACGGCGCTGGCTACCGTCAAGCGTGAGAAGAAAGTCATACAGGACAAGCTTGTGGCCTTGGAAACCAAGACCACCGGCCTGCCTGATGACTTTGATCCCGCCAAGTACGCTGACACGGTGGCTGAACTTGAAGCCCTCAAGTCTGACCCTAACCGGGACAAGGACACTGAGGCCAAACTCCAGAAAGAACGTGAGCGTTATGAGCAGCGGCTGCGCGATGCTGAGGCAAAGCGCGTTGCTGACCTCAAGGCCAAAGACGCTGAAATCAATGAGCGTGACTCGCTTATCCATGAGACACTGGTTGACGGCGGCCTGACTGAGGCATTGGTCAAGCATGGCGTAGCCAAGGAGTTCATGGGTGCCACCCGCGCCCTGTTGCGTGGGGCGGTGAAAGTGCAGAAGGGTGATGATGGCAAGCGCCATGCCGTGGTAACCACGGACCTTGGTGACGTTGACATTGACCACTTTGTTGAGAACTGGTCCAAATCAGACGACGGCAAGCACTTCGTGGTTCAAGGCAAGGGCTCTGGAAGCCATGGCTCTGGCAATGGGCGCGGCAGTGAAATCAACCCGTGGGTGAAGGAATCCTTCAACCTTACGGAACAAGGCCGTATCATCAAGTCTGACAAAGACAAGGCGCGCCGTCTCATGAAAACCGCTGGTCGTACCAGCCATGAGATTGACAGCGCCCTAGCATAAAGGCTGCCGCGTAATACGGGTAGCTGACCTCCCATATACTGGACCCACTGCGCTGGCGTAACACGGGCGCGGTCAAGGCCACCCCAACCCACGGTCAATGACTGGGTTAGGTCCATGTTCACTCATGTGCCATCCAAGGAGATTGACCTATGGCCTCGACCAAGATTGCCGACGTGATTGTGCCGTCGGTCTTCAACCCGTATGTTGTTGAAAAGTCAACGGAACTTTCGGCGCTGTTTGAAAGCGGCATCATCGCCACGGTAGGCGAGCTGAACGTGTTTGGCCAGAAGGGCGGTACCACGGTTGCCATGCCGTTCTGGAAAGACCTGACCGGCGCTGAAGAAATTCTGTCTGACGTGGTGCCGCTGGGCGTTGACAAGATCACCACCGGCCAAGACATCGCCGTGCTGCATGCACGCGGCAAGGCGTGGGGCGTCAATGATCTGGCAGAAGCCCTGTCAGGTGATGACCCCATGGCGCAGATCGCCGCGCTGGTAGGTGACTTCTGGCAGCGCCGCTGGCAGACCATGCTCATCAACATCCTGACTGGCATCTTCGCTTCTGCCAGCATGAGCGGCAATATCCATGACATCAGCGCCGCCGCCGCGCCTGACAACATCATCAGCGCCAACAGCGTGGTTGACGCCATGTACAAGCTGGGCGACGCCAGCCAGCGCCTGACCGCCTTTGCCATGCACAGCGCTGTGGTGGCGGTGCTGGTCAAGCAGGGCCTGATTGACTTCAAGGAAGACCGCGACGGCAACCCCACCCTGCCCTACTACATGGGCAAGCGGGTTATTCAGGATGACGGCATGCCCGTCACGGGCGGCGTCTACACCAGCTACCTGTTTGGTGCCGGGGCCATCGGTTATGCTGATGGCGGCGCGCCTACCCCCACTGAGACTGACCGTGACAGCCTTGCCGGTGAAGACATCCTGATCAACCGCAGGCACTTTGTCATGCATCCGCGTGGCATTGCGTGGATTGGCACGGCAACCGGCGTCAGCCCCACCAACGCTGAACTGGCCATCGGTACCAACTGGAACCGCCGCTACAGCCCCAAGAACATCAGAATTGTGCAGTTCAAGCACAAGATTGTCTGACAGGCGTTATATCTAGCGGGTGGGGCCCTGAGCCCCGCCTGTTAACCGCCAACTGAGAAGGAGTTACCCGTCATGGGTATGTCAGCATTTAGTCGTGCGCGTGTATCTCAGCTGCCAGAAATGGAGCTTGAGGTAGAGCGCTTTGTGAAATGGAACGCCGCCCACCAGAAAGCCGTGCGTGACATTGACGATCTGCACAATGAGGTGACCGACGAAGAGCGGTTGCAGCAAATTCGTGACACGGCGGCAGAGAACGTCAAGGTGATCGGTGAGAAGGTGGTGGCCGGTCTTCAGGAAAATATCGGTGAAAATGAAACCATCGACATGCCGCTGCGCATTGATCACGTGCGTGACATGGTGGGCCGCCGCCACGTGGTTGACCCGCAGGGTGAGCCCAAGAGCATGATGGACAAGCTGCATGACCGCATACCCACCGGCAGCATGTCTGAGCGCTTGGTGCCCAAGACTGACGTGGTAGGGCTTGGCCCCACCAAGGAAGAGGTTGAGGCCGCAGAAGTTGAGCAGCAACCATGGGTGAACCCGGATGAGGAGGTTCCTCCTCCCGCCTCTCAACCGGGTGACCCTGTGGACCTGCCCGCAGCGGGCCACGGCGCTGGCGTGATGGGTGAGGGCGGTGACAGTGAAGACCGCCGCCGTGACCGCATAGCCAACGTGCCGCCTGACACGCGGCAGCCGGTGCCTGAAGAAACCCGCACTGACACGCGCGGGCATGACGGCACGGGCCCTGAGCCCAGCCCTGAGGCGGGCCTAGCCGGTGTTGAGAAGGTGGTGCCGCCAACCACGCAGGTTGAGGGCAAGCACGCTGACGCCGCCGCCAAGGAAACTGCCAAAGACAAGGACCACCCCAAGACCAAGAAGACCACAAAGGAGTAATTTGTGGCGCATTACGGCACCGAGGCTGCCTTTGAGGCTTATTGCGCCCGGATGGGCTACACCGCATCCTCAGGCGATGTAGACCCGGCGCTTGAGCGGGCCACTGCCTATCTGGACGGGCACTACGGTGCCCGCTATCCGGGCAAGCCCACTGGCGGCTATGCGCAGGTGCTGGGCTGGCCTCGTACTGGCGTGACTGATTGCCATGGGTACACTGTTCCCTCAGATACGGTGCCCCCGGCAATTGAGAACGCCACGTACGAGGCCGCACTTCGTGAACTGGCCACACCAAGCTCACTGAGCCCTGATGTGGTCACCGGCCAGATCAAGAAGTCCGTCAGCGTTGAAGGCGCGGTCAGCGTCACCTACGCTGACCCTGAGGGCGGGGCCATAGCGGGCCAGACGCCCACCCTGACCGTGGTGGACAACATGCTCAGCTGCCTGCTTGGCGGGGCGGTCAGCGGGCGCAGCGTGACCAAGTGGCTGATGCGCACATGAGTGACGCCTTCTACACCGACATGGCCGTGACCGCCCACGGCATCATAGATGAGTTCCAGCAGGGTACCCTCAAGCTGGAGCGGCGCACACCGGTAGCCAGTCCTGTGCCGTGGGACCCCGCTGAACCCACAGCCAAGATGTACCCTGTCGTGGGTGTGGTAAGATCAGTGGACCGTAGATACGTTGACGGGACGCTAGTAATCGCCACTGACCGTATGGCGACATTGCCTGTGAAAGGGCTACCGGTGGGCGTCGTACCTGAAATGACTGACCTGTTGCATGTGGATGGTCAGCCAACCACCATCAAGAAGGTGCTGAGGGTGCCGGAAGCGGGCATCATCATCGTATATAAGCTGATACTGGGGTCATGAATGGCACTGCCCACGTCATTGCAGGAACTGCTTGACCAGATGGAGCCGCAGGTGCGGCAAGCCTTTCTTGACGCTGTTGCCGACATCACTGACGAAACCGTCATTTCAGCCCTTGAGAAGGCCATTGCCACCGGCAATATCGAGTATGCGCTGAGCATCCTCAATCTTGACCCGGTGGTATTCAATCAGGTGGCTGACAGCGTGGCGGATATCTACAAGTATGCCGCCGTGCTGACCGCCGAGGCGGCCCGCGCCACCGTCAACCCGGCAACCGGGGCGCGCGTGATATTCCGCTTCAATGTACGCTCTCCCCCGGCTGAGGAATGGTTGCGCGTCACCAGCAGCAAGCTGGTGGTGGGCCTGAGCAACACGGCGCGCACCACGGTGCGCCAGACCCTCTCAGATGGCATTGCAGCGGGTCAGGGGCCGCGTACAACGGCCTTGGACATTGTGGGGCGCATATCTGCCACCACGGGCCGCCGTGAGGGCGGCACGGTGGGCCTGACGCCCGCCATGGCCAAGTATGTCAGCAACGCCAAGCTTGAGCTTCAGTCAGGTGACCCGGCCATGTTGGCCAACTACCTGACACGGGTCAGGCGGGATGCGCGCTTTGACGCCAAGGTCCACAAGGCCATGAAGGCAGGCGTGCCGCTGCCTCCTGAAGACGTGGCCAAGATGATCGGCAAATACTCAGACAGCCTGCTGAAGCTGCGTGGGGAGAACATAGCGCGTACAGAAACCCTGCTGAGCCTGCACGCCGGGCAGTCTGAGGCCATCCGGCAAATGGTCAGCAGCGGCAAGGTGCATGAAACTGACGTGGTGAAAATCTGGCGCACCAACCGTGACGGGCGCGAACGCCGCAGCCACTACATCTTGCACGGCAAGAAGGTGGGCTTCAACAGCTACTTCATCAGCCCGGCCACCGGGGCCAAGATGCTGCACCCCGGCGACCGTGAGCATGGTGCCTTGGGTGAGGATGTCATCAATTGCCGCTGCCATGCGGAGTACAAGGTTGACTACATCGGGGCCGCCGTCAGGCAGGCCAAGAAGGTGGTCATATGAGCGGCCAGTTCACAGCCAGCATTGAGCAATGGGTGCTTGACACCAAGGTCTTCGTTGAAGCGGTGATCAAAGAAAGCACGCAAGAGGTGGTGCGCCTGATGAAGGTGCCCATCAGCGCTGGCGGCAACATGCCGGTGGATACCAGCTTCCTACAGAACAGTCTGGTGGGCGTTGAGGGCGTGGTGATACCACCCATGGACCCCAGCGCCACCGGCAAGGGCGGCCCGGTGATGGGCAACGCCACGGCCATTGAGACACTGATTGCCAACTGGACACCGGGCACCAGCATGTCATTTGGCTTCATCGCCATCTATGCGGCGCGGCAGAACTATGGCTTCACCGGCACGGATAGTCTGGGCCGCAACTACAATCAGCCGGGCCGCCACTTCGTTGATCTGGCCGTGCAGCAATGGCCCAGAATTGTTGAGAGCAACCAGCGCAAGCTAGCCGGGGAGTTGGCGTTCGCATGACCCCGGAGAAAGCCATACTGGATGCACTGCTGACCCACCTTGACGCATGGGCGGGTGACTATCCTATTGTCTGGGGCAACACACTGTATCCTCCGGCTGGCCGGGCCAAGGCTGACAAGTACGTGGTGGTGAGCTACAGCCCCGGCACGCCCGCGCAGGTGGCCATAGACAGCATGGATGAGAACCGTCACATGGGCGTGCTGGGCATCAGCATATTGACCCCGCTGAACGGCGGTGAAGTGGATAGTCAGGAAATCGGTGGTGATCTTGCCCAGCACTTTCACGGGCAGGTGTTGACTTCCGGTACAGCCAAGGTGCGCATCACGGCGCGGCCAAGGGTGGCCGGGGGTTATGTAGACGGCGACCGCTGGAGAACTCCGGTGACTGTGCCGTTTGAAACGGTGGCAGTTTAGAGGAAAGGAATATCATTATGGCACTCTACCCGGTTGCCGGTTGCAAGTTGTGGATCAGCAATGCGCTCTTCGCTGAGCTTTCAACAGACGTGGTGCACGCCAGCTTTGCGGGTGTGACGTGGGTTGAAGTCAAGAAGTGGACCCAGATGGGCGCTTTCGGTGACGCCAGCCAGCTGATCAGCACTGACCTGATTGGTGAAGGTCGCACCAAGAAGCAGAAGGGCACCAAGAACGCTGGCAGCATGGCCAATACCTTTGCTACCGATGTCTCTGACCCCGGCCAGCAGAAGCTGCTGGCGGCCAGCCAGAGTTATGACAACTATGCGTTCAAGATAGAATTGAACGATAAAACCGGGGCACAGACGCTGAACAGCGTTCGTGAGTTCTATGGCATCGTCATGACTGCCCAGCAGGCAGGTGGCGGGGCCAATACCGTGCAGACCCTGAATGCCACGGTGGAAATAAACAGCAACATCGCCGTCACTGCGGCATCGTAAGAAAGGGTATCTGAAATGGCTCTTTATCCTGTTGCCGGGTGCAAGATTTACATCAGCACCAATCTGTTCCCAGAGCAGTCGGCTGACGTTGTGGCTGGTGACTTCACCAGCGTGGTCTGGTTGGAAATTGGCAAGTGGACCCAGATGGGTGCCTATGGTGATGCCGCCCAGCTGATCAGCACTGACCTGATCGGTGAAGGGCGTACCAAGAAGCAGAAGGGCACCAAGAATGCGGGGTCCATGGCCAACACATTTGCCACGGATGTCAGCAACACCGGCCAGCAGAAGCTGCTGACGGCGGCGGGCAGCTATGACAACTACGCGTTCAAGGTGGAGCTTAATGATAAGATCACCACTATCAATTCCACCCGATTGTTCTATGGTCTGGTCATGTCTGCCCAACAGGCAGGCGGCGGTGCAAATACCGTTCAGACGCTGAATGCCACGGTGGAGATCAACTCAAACATCGTGGCTACAGCAGCCAGTTGATTGTTTGAGGAGGTTCTATGAACGACGTATCTAACAGCTTTGACCTGTCGCGCTATGATGGGTTGCAGCAAGCACAGGAAGCGGGTGTTGACGTAGACATCCGTGATCCTAACGGCAAGAAGCTGGGCATCATCATCAAGGTGGCCGGGCCTGACAGCCTGCGCCAGCGCAAGGCCGTTGAGAAGATGGCCGCTGAGCGTCTGGCGTCTGATGACCCCAGCCCGCTGAGCCCGGCGGAACTGTTTGACCGACAGACACGCGGTCTGGCCGTGGCCACCATCAGCTGGAATGAGTTCAAGCTTGACGGCGGTATTTATGAACTGACTGAGGACAACGCCTTCAACCTGTACCAACGTTTTCCGTTCATACGTGATCAGGTGGCGGAAAGGGCTGGACGGCGCTCAGCTTTTTTCGGGTTCTGGAATACAGAAGCCGCAGAGGAATAGAAGCGTGGGTTGCTGGCCGCAAGCCAGTAATGCCGGAAGCGGCTGATCACGTGTTTGGGTATTTCCGGGAATTGTGTTGGACCCGGCGACCCGGCTTCTCAGGGCCCTTGGGCCTTGAGTATGCTGAAATAGAGGCGTGGTGCCGCCTGACGCAGCGCACGTTGGGCCAGCCGGAGCTTAGACTGCTGATGGAAATGGACAAAGCCTATATCAGCGCCATCAACAGTAAGAAGGATGAGCCAGAAGCTGATACTGAAGTCACCAACCTGCCGCTGACCGCTGAATTGTTTGACGCATTGTTCGGCGGCGTCAATGACAACCGTAGTGAGCCAACTGACAGGATAAGCACCTATGCCTGAACTTGGCATCACGATCAACACCAGCAACATCCCCGCTGCCGTTGCAGACCTTGACAAGATCGCACCGGCAGCGGCGCGGGCTGAACAGGCCGTCACCAAGCTCACCCAGACCACCAATGCCCAACTACAGCAGGCTGGCAACACCGCTACGGAGTATGGCCGCAAGTTTGAACAGGCCATGCAGCGGCAGGGCGGCGGTGGCATTTTGGGGCCCAGCTTTGACTTTGACAAGATGCGAGCAGCCATCCCCGGCATTGAAAAGCTGGGGCGTGAGCTAGACCAGCTGCGCATGAAGTACGTGCCGCTGGTGGCAGCTGAGGCGCAGCACGCACAGGCGCTGGCTGAGATACAGCGCGCCAACGCCTTGGGCGCGCTCAGCACTGTTGAAATGGCTGCGGCCATAGACAAGCAGACGGCAGCCTACAGGCGCGCGCAGGAAGCCGCCAAGGCAGCTGGGGGTGGGGCAGGTGGCGCAGCCAACCAGAGCGGCAGCAACCGCGCCATGCAGAACAACATGATGTACCAGTTTCAGGACATCGCTGTTACCGCTGCCATGGGCATGAGCCCGGCCATGATCGCCCTACAGCAAGGCAGCCAGATGGCCATGAATTTTCAGGGGGCTGGGGGCATCGGCGCGGGTCTGAAGGGCATGGCTAGTGGCCTCATGGCCATGGTGCAGCCCGCAACGCTGTTGCCCATGCTGATCGTGGGTGTGGGTGCGGCCATGTACCAGTGGTTGACCGGTGCTGAGAAGGGCACCAAGACCCTTGACGAAGCCATGAAGCAGCATACCGAGTCGGTCAAGCTGCTCGGTGAAGCCTATGGTTCGGCTGGTGAAAAGTCCAAGGTGCTGTTTTCGTCTGGTGGTCAGGACTTTGCCAAGGCCATGATCAGCATGGATATCAAAGGCATAAAACAGCAAATAGATGAACTGACCAAGACGACTATTGGCGGCATGCGTTCAGAAAATGGCTGGGCAACCAGCATCATGGGGGCTGGTCCCAACGTGGCCACCCTGATGAACATGGCGGATGGCTTTGCAGTGTTCAAACCTGCTTTGGACAAGCTCATAGAGGGTGTGCGTCAAGGGCGCACTGAACTTGACCAGTTTGGTGAAGATGTAGAACGCATCTTCCAGCGGGAATTGCCCAAGGCAACTGACCCGGCAGCACTTTCAAACCTGCGTGACGCCATGCTTACATTAGGCGAGGCATCACTCACGGTATCCGGTAAATTTGCACCGTTTCAAGAGTCCATCAACAAGCTCAATCTGGCGTTTGCCGAAGGCAACCTCACGCCTGACCTGTTGCGCCAGATCAATAACGAAATACGCTTGACCGGGGAGTTGAACGGTTATCAGGAGCAAGCCAATGAAGCCATTGCGCTTGAGAAAGAACTCGTCAACCTGCTGAACCTGCTGGAGCAGATACGCATAGCCCAGTTCAGGGCAACTGAGGCTGTGCGTGACCGGCTTGCCTCAGAGCGCATGTCTGACAGTGAGGTGAAGGGCTTCAATGAGCGGCGTGAAAGAGAATGGAAGAAGGAAGATGATCGCATAGAGGCTGAGCGTCAACGCCAGCGGGCGCGCACTGATGAGGAGCGTTTGGCGGCGGCGCGGGCTGAGGCTGAGGCAAATAACCTAGTTAAAGGCCCTGATCGTGACCGCGCCATCAGTCAGGCAGTTCAGCGTGAGCGCGACAAGATCAATCAGGAAGAAGCCGACGCCCTGCGCAAGCGCACTGAGGGTCTGGATGACCTGTTGAGCAAGCAGGAACTTGAGTTTGAACTGTTGGGCAAGACAGCCGGTCAGCAGGCTGCGCTGCGTGAGGAATACCAGCGTACTGAGGAATACCGCAAGTTTGCTCAGGAGCGCGGTATTGAAATGGATCAGAAGGAGCTTGATCTGATCCATGAAAAGACCAAGGCATATGGTGAACTGCTTGATCAGCTGAACAACCAGAAGCTTATGCAGGACCTGCTGTTTGAACAGAGCCTGCTGACCATGAACGCCACTGAGGCGGGTATAGCGCGGCGGCTGCGTGGCACCGGGCTGGGTATGGATAGTCCGCAGGCTGGGGTCATGCGTAACACTGCCGCTCAAACCGAAATAATCAGCTTTGCTCGCGGCACGGCCAAAGACTTCCTAGGCAGCTTTGCTGACGTGCTGACGGCGGGCGGCGATGACATGGGCAAGAAGCTTGTTGAGGCCCTTGTGGGCTCAGCCCAGCGCACGCTTGACAAGATACTGGATCGCTTGCTGGATGACATCATCAACACCATCCTGTTTGGGCAGGGCGGGCAGGGCGGCGGCGGTGGCGGTCTGTTAGGGGCCTTCTTGGGCGGTGGCGGCGGCGCGGCCAACCAGAACTTCCCGG